ACTTCGGTACAGGTCTATTAGCTGACCACAACGAAGTTAAGTTGTTAGATATGGGTGACTTAGACGGTTCTCAAAATGTAAGAGTTATTATGCGATTTACTGCAGGTGTACAATATGGCATCGGTAGCGATCTTGTATTACAAACTCTAGCATAGTAAAATAAATTGTTAAACATAAAAGGGTAGGTAAGCCTAGTGGCCTACCTGCCCTTTTTTAATACCTAAAAATAATTATGGCTTGTGATTTAACTAAAGGGCGTAAAGAACCTTGTAAAGATGTAGTAGGCGGGATAAGAGCCGTTTACTTTACTGATTTTGGAGATCTAGGAGATATTACTTATGCGGATGCTAATAATGGAGACTACGAAATTGATACTATTGGAGGTACTTTTGACGCTTTCAAATACGAAGTAAAAGGAAACTCTTCTCTTGAGCAGACAATTAATGCTTCTCGTGAGAATGGAACTTCTTTCTATGAGCAAACACTAAACCTAACTCTACATAAACTAAGTAAGGAAGACCACAAAGAGATTAAAATCTTGGCTGCTGGTAGACCTCACATTGCTGTTGAAGATTACAACGGTAATGTAATGATGGTAGGATTAGAACACGGTGCTGATGTATCAGGTGGTACAGTTGTAACTGGTGCTGCTATGGGAGACTTAAGTGGTTATACACTTACGTTTACTGCACAGGAGACTGCTCCTGCTAACTTTTTAGCTGGACCAACTGCTGCTGACCCATATGCTGGAACTGCTGCAAATGCAACTATAGTAGTAGGAACTAATTCTTAAACATAGTACCTTCTTAAACGCAATAAGCCCTGCCTTACGGTGGGGCTTTTTTGTAAACAAATAACACGCCTTTAAGTTATATATACATATGAAAGTACTACTTCCGTCAACAAATTCACAAATACTTAAGATTGTCCCTCGCTCTTATGTAGAAGCGAGTGACCTTACTTTGGTTATAAAAGAAGACGGAACAGGCAAAACAGAAACGCTTACTAACCTTACCTCAACGATTGATGGTAACTATATAAGCATCCCTTGTACGTTCTCAATACTATCTGAAGGTAGTCTTTATTTTATGGAGCTAAAACAAGGATCAAGTTTGCTTTTTAGAGATAAGGCATATGTTACCTCTCAAACAGATAGAAAGCAAAAACAAACACTTAACAGTGGTAAGTATACAGAACACACTGCTGCTCCAACAGGACAGAAATATATAACAGTTTAATATGGCTAGAAAGAAAAAATCAGAAGGAGCAATCAGGGTAGTAAATCTACAGGGTTACACCATTCCCGAAATAAAGGAAGATTACCGCAATGATTGGGTAACATACGGAGAAGATAATAACTACTTCGGAGACCTAATAGACAACTACCTCAGCAGTCCAACTAACTCTTGTTGTATCAACGGTATCGTAGATATGATTTACGGTAGAGGCTTAAGCGCAACAGACAGCGAAGAGAAGCCTGAGATGTTTGCTAGATTCAAAATGATATTAAAGGACGAAGAGGTAAAAAAGTTAGTCAATGATTACAAGTTACTTGGCCAAGCTGCTGTTCAGGTTGTATATAATAAAAGTAAAACTAGAATTACTTCTCTTACGCATTTCCCTATGGAAACGCTAAGAGCAGAAAAAGCAGACGAAGGTAAGATTAAAGCATATTACTACCATCCTAAGTGGTCTGATTATAAACCCACAGACAGCCCTAAACGTATACCAACATTTGGTAATGGCAAATCTAGTGAGCCTAGAGAACTTTATATCATCCGTCCTTACAGACCAGGGTTTTATTACTATGCACCTGTGGATTATCACGGATGTTTACAATACTGTTCTCTTGAAGAGGAGGTATCTAACTACCATATAAACAATATTCTTAATGGGCTTCAGCCATCACTTCTAATCAACTTCAATAACGGAGTTCCTGACGAAGAGGCACAACAGCTTATAGAGAACAAAATACAAGACAAGTTCGGAGGAACGTCTAACTCAGGTAAGTTTATACTAGCGTTTAACGAAGACCCTGAACGTGCAGCAGACATAGAGCCAATCCATTTACCAGATGCTCACGCACAATACCAATTCCTGTCTGACGAGGCTCGTGAGAAGATTATGCTTGGACACAGAGTCGTTTCTCCGATACTGCTTGGAATAAAGGATAATACAGGCTTTGGGAACAACGCAGAAGAGCTTAGAACGGCTTCTGTACTTATGGATAACATTGTTATTAGACCGTTCCAAGAAAAGATAATAGAGTGCCTTAAAACGATTTTGGCATTTAACGAGATTGATCTTAACCTATACTTCGTTACACTACAGCCTATTGAGTTTACTCAGCTAGACAATATCGAGACTAAGATTAAGCGTGAAGAAGAAACAGGAGAGAAACTATCTGCTATGGATAGAGTAAAGTCACTATTTAAAAAGAAAGAAGATGAAGGCACTGTTCATAACGACTGATGACTTAAGACGTAAGTCGATTGTAGGTGGGGTTGTAGATGCTGATAAATTTATTCAGTTTATCGAGGTCAGCCAAGATATCCATATACAGAATTACCTGGGTACTGTACTTTATGACAAGGTGCAACAGTTGATTGTAGATAACGAGATAGACCTCCCTGCGAATGCAGCCTACAAAACACTCCTGAACGACTATTTAACACCTATGCTTATTTGGTTTGCTCAGTCAGACTATTATATGTTTGCTTCCTACCAAGTTAGTAATGGAGGTGTATATAAGCATCGTAGCGAGTCCTCAGAGACTCTCTCGATGCAAGAGGTGCAATATCTAGTAGAGAACTCACGCAATAAGGCAGAGTTCTACACAAGAAGGTTTTTAGATTATATGACGTTTAATAACGATTTGTATCCTGAATACAATGCTGCAAACAATGAGGGTATGTATCCAGACAAGTCAGATAATTTCAACAGTTGGGTTTTATGAGATATCAACCAAAAAAGGAAAACATAAACAAACTAAAACAGTTTTTAAGTAGATGCCAATACCAAGACCAACACCAGGAGAGAAACAAAAAGACTTCATCGAGAGATGTGTTGTCCAAATTGGCAAAGAATATAAAACAGAGCAAGCATTAGCAATCTGTTATAAAGAATATAGAGAAAACAAATAGAGATGCCAAACGAAATATATCACAGAAGCGAGTGGGGAAACCCTAAACCTTTAGGTTGGGGTAACATTTATTTTGATGCTGATGCAACAAACGAACTGTATAAGCGTTCTGATAATTACGAAAACTCTGATGGCACAGACGAGATATTAAGGGATATACCTAACAAGGCAAGTATTGTTTTAACTCCTACTGCTTACGATAATGGTTCTATAAATTCTCCTGTACCTACTGATGGCGATGGCGATTTTGACTTTACAAGAGCGTCTATTGCTACAAGAGTAAACGAGAAAGGACTTATAGAAGAAGTTGCAAGTGGTATTCCAAGAATAGATTACACAAGTGGTTTTGGTAGTTGGTTGTTAGAGCCACAGAGTACTAATTTATTTTTAAATTCAGCTAATTTATCTACACAAGACGTTACTACAACCGCAACAAGTTTTAGTGTTTCTTTTTACGGAACAGGAACAATTACATTTAGTGGTACACATACAGGCACACTAACTGGTACAGGTGTTAATGAGAGAGTAAGCGTAACTTTTACACCAACAAGCGGAACTTTAACCTGTACTATTAGCGGTTCTGTTACAAATGCTCAAATTGAAAATTTATCTTATAGCACTTCTTACATACCCACATCAGGTTCAACCGTAACACGTTCGGCTGATGTAGCAAACAATAGCGGTAATGCTGACCTGTTTAACGATAGTGAGGGTGTTTTGTATGCGGAGATTGCTGCTTTAGCAGATGACCTAACGAACAGAATTATTTCAATAAGTGATAGCTCAAATAATAATGCGGTTATGCTTCGTTTTAAAAACGCTTCAAACCAATTAAATGTAACTTTAAGAGAAAATAATTCTGTTACAATATTTAGAAATATTACAGTAAGAGACATTACTGAATTTACCAAAGTTGCTTTTAAATACAAATCAGGCGAAAGTTCTGTTTTTGTAAATGGAACTGAAGTTATTACAATGGGTCAAACCTTTACATTTACTAATACGTTGAACCAACTTCGTTTTGAAAGCGCATCAACTGCAGAAGACTTTTACGGTAAAACAAAAGAACTTTCAGTATTTAAAGAAGCATTAACAGATGCAGAGTTAGAAAGTTTAACAAGCTGGGTTAGCTTTACACAAATGGCTACTGATTTAGAATATACTTTAGAATGATAAACGACAAAGCATCTTTAGCGCAAATACCAAGTGGAGTAGGAGTAAATACACTATTTTCTGTTGTGCCTAATACAAGCGCAGGGGACTTTGCCTATACAGGTGCTACTAATGGTACACGAGTAAATAAAGATGGTCTTATAGAAACCATACCTGCTAACGTGCCAAGACTTAACTATAACTTTATAAACGGAGTAGTACAACCTGACCCACATTTACTTTTAGAGCCGCAGAGGATTAATATATACACATATAGTCAAGATTTAAATCAAGGCAATTCGCTTACTAACACAACAATAGATGCAGACAGTATTGTATCGCCCGATGGTTCTTTAACAGGTAACAAGCTAACACAAACAAGTGGTGCGCTTGTAAGAAAAACCCTAACGATTTTAAGCGGTACTTATGCTTGGTCGTTCTTTGCTAAAAAAGGAGATTTAAGATATTTAAACGCAAGAAGTTTATTTGTGCTTAATGGTACTACACCTGCGAATGGTAACACTATTATTGACCTTGATACAAATACCATAGCATACAAAGGGACGAATGTAACAAGCGCATCAATAGAGCAATATCCTAATGATTGGATTAAGGTTGAAATAGTAGCAACAGACAACGCAACAGGGAGTGGAGATTTTGTAGATTTCTTTTTTACTGATAGCGATACGAATACACAAAGTACAGGTGTAGCTGGTAATGGTTTTATATGGGGTGTACAGTTTGAAGCAGGAACATACGCAACAAGCTACATACCAACACAAGGAGAAACAAACGGTGTAACAAGGGCATTAGATAATGCTCAAATAGCAAGTGGTGCAGAAGACATAATAGGCAGTCAAAACGAAGGTACGTTGTTTATAGATTTAGAAATACCATACGATACTACTTCTTCTGATTATTTTCAGTTTTCAATATCTGACCCAGATGCAGAAGAAATACTTGATAATAGAGTATTCATAAACTTTATAAGTGGTGAAGCACAATTTCAAGTGTTTTCGGGAGGTTCAGGTGTTGGTTTTTGTAATACACCTGTTACTAAAAACATAAGGTTGAAAATTGCAGGAAGCTACGAAACTGACAACTTTGTATTGTTTAAAGATGGGTTTCTTGCAGACGATATAGACACAGGTGGGACAGTTAATTTTACTACACAAATGGAAAGTATAAGGTATGCTGACTTTGGAAATGGTTTAAAGTTTCAAGCTAAAGTATACCAAACAATGTTTTTCAAAGAAGCATTAACGCAAGACGAATTAGAAACACTAACGAGTTATAAGAGTTTTAACGAAATGGCTACACAACAATTATATATTATAGAATAATGGCAAATACATTTAATTTAGGAAATGGCAGTTGGGCGCAAAAGACAGAGAAGCTACTTGCGTATAATGCCGAAAACGACAACTACAAACCACTACCTTTTGACTTTGACAGAGCATCAAGCGCAACAAGGGTAAACAAGCAAGGTTTAATCGAAACAGTAGGTATTGACGAACCAAGAATTGACTTTCTAAACAACACTAAAGGGCATTTGCTACTTGAGCCACAAAGGCAGAATAGTATTTTATATTCAAATGGTTTTGATAATTCAGCTTGGGAAAAAGGCACAGGCGGTACTGCATCAGCACCTGTTGTATCTGCTAATCAAGGTATATCGCCTGACGGAACTAATAATGCCTTTAAAATTGATTTTAATATAGGTGGTGGAACTACTTCAACAGACAGGAGTAGATTAACTGAAAATTTTACCAACACCTTAACAACTGATTACACTTTTAGTTTTTACGCAAAGGCATATAGTCAGTCAGATGTAGGTAAGGTTGTAAATTTTTCTGCCGACAATGTAACTAATGAAAATTTTAATTTTACTCTAACTTCAGATTGGCAAAGATTTACATCAACAGGTCAAAGTAATGGTAATAATATAAATTTACACATACAATTAAGGGGTAATATAAGCACATCAGATACCGCAAGTTTGTTGTTATTTGGCTTTCAAGCGGAAGCAGGAAGCTACGCTACTTCGTATATACCAACACAAGGAAGTGCTGTAACAAGGAGTGGGGAAACTTTAGTGCAAGATAATATGCTTACAAGTTTGTTTAATAGACAAGCAATGGCTTTTTATCTTGAAGTAGAATCACTTGCGAATGATAGTGCAACCAAGTCAATTACTATAAACGATGGGAGTGGTACAGATAGGTTTGTATTACAGTTAACTGGTAATCAAATATCTACGTTTACAATTTCCTCTCTCGGCTCAACAGGTTTTAGTATTGCAGCACCAAATACAGATACTACTCAAACTAATAAAGTTGCAGCTTCTTTTAATGCGTCAAATGGTTATTTATATATAAACGGAACACAGATAGATGCTGATACAATTAGTAATGTCATAGGAGATGATTTAAGTAAGATTAGCTTTGGTAATCACGCATTAGTAAGTAACATTTTTCACGGAAAGATAAAGGATTATAAAATTTACAACGCCGCATTAACACCAGCAGAACTAACAGCATTAACAAGTTAATTTAATACAATGAAATATATATTTAAGAAGTAGTATGTTTTACGTTTATCTACATAAAAAACCAAATGGTCAGATATTCTATGTCGGCAAAGGCAAAGGATATAGAGCGACTAAAAAAAACAATAGAAATGCCTATTGGCAAAGAGTAGTAGATAAGTATGGTTATAACGTTACTATCTTTAAGGATAATATGACAGAGCAAGAAGCGTTTAATTTAGAAATGGAACTAATAGAAGCTATTGGATTAGAAAACCTTACAAACTTAACTGTTGGTGGAGATGGAACTTCAGGATTTACACATAAAGCAGAAACAAAGCGTAAAATAGGTTTAGCCAATAGTGGTGGTTCGTCTTGGTCGAAAGGCAAACGGTTATCAGAAAATCACAAAAAAGGAATAGGAGAGGGAAATAGTAAAAAAGTACATCAGTTTACCTGCGATGATAAATTTGTAGCTGAATATAATAGCGCATCAGAAGCCGTTAAAAAAACAGGTATAAAAGGAGTATATAGAGTTTGTCTTGGAATAGATGAACTTGCAAAAGGATATAAATTTAAATACATTAATAACAATTAAACATAATAATTATGAAATATTTGTTCCGCAAATATGAATTTGAAACTCAAGAGTTAGCAGAAACAAGAATAGCTGCTCTACCACACCAAGAAGACGAGGAAGGGAACGAACACCCATCACACAGCCATACAGTTGTTAAGTTAGGCTATTTGTGGATTACAGAACCTACATACGATGAAGATGGCGAATTACTAACGGAAGGCGTTAGTAGTGATATGTATTCTGTTGATGTTCTATGGAGAGCATCAGAGATTACAGAAGAAACAGAAGCTGCTGTACTTGACGAAGATGGTAACGTGATTACACCTGCTGTAACGGAAATTGACTATCCATACGGATGGGTTTCTAAAGAAATAGAGATAGAAGAAGGTAACGGTGTCCACACTTTTGCAGGGTGGTCTTATAGCAACTAATTATGGACTTAACTACTTTGAGAGTATATTTACTTAACATATCGGCAATGACCATAAGCACTTTTAATATCTTGGAAGATAGTCTTAAATTACTATTGCTTATCGTGTCGATAGGATATACTATTCAGAAGTGGTGGGAAATGAAAAAGAAAAAGTGAGGTACTTTAATTATAGTGAGTTTGATAGCCCTGACGTACAAGGTAGCGGTCAATTAATGGACAAAGAATTACTTGATATGTTAGATGATGTACGTGATAAATTTGACAAACCTATACACATAAATAGCGGTTTCAGAACACCTGCACACAATGAAGCTGTTGGAGGTGCAGAGAATAGCAGCCACCTTAAAGGACTTGCAGTAGATATAGCTTGTGATGACAGTATAGATAGATTTGATTTAATTAATTGCCTTTTAGATGTAGGATTCAGCAGGATAGGAGTAGCAAAAACTTTTATACACGCTGATATTGATCCTGATAAGTCTAATGGTGTAATGTGGACTTACTAATGAAGAAGATAATACAAGCGATTACAGGCGGTTTGCTGAAGGATATCGCCAAAGTAATAGATAACCTCCACACAAGTGATGAAGAACGCTTAGAAGCCAAGCAAAAGCTTCAGGAGCTGTTAGAACAGGCTGATAAGGAAGCGCAGGACCAAGTTACAGAGCGTTGGAAGCTAGATATGCAGTCGGACTCGTTCTTGTCAAAGAACATTCGTCCTTTGGTATTGGTATTCCTTACAGTGATGTTTACTCTGTTTGCTTTTACGGATGGTAACATAGGAGGTTTTGAGGTACAAAAGGAATACATTCCGATATTCCAAAGTTTATTAATTACAGTATACGGTGCTTACTTTGTAGGTAGAACTTGGGAAAAGAGCAAGAGAAGTGGCAAAGAAGATAGATAGCACCTACACAGCCAAGACAAAGACAAAAAGACCAGGTGTACATTCTAAAAATGCTTCACCAGGCAAAAGAGGACACAAGAAAGCTTACAGAGGACAAGGGCGTTAATTCTTAAACGCAATAGGCTAATTCTTAAACGCAGTGGGTATACACGAGCTTAAACACTTCGAGTACGAAGAATTTGACTGTCAGTGGTGCGATAAGCACTCTACAGGCTTTAAAAATATGGATAGACACTTCTTGCAGATGCTTGACGAAGCGAGGGGTTTAGCCGAACTGAAGTTTAAGGTACTGAAGGGGTTCGTCTGTTACGGTTGTAGAGGTAAGATCAATGAACTTGAGCATTCTTCACACTTAATTGGTAGAGCAGCAGTAATTCAATGTAAGCACACATACAAGAGATATCGGATTATAACAGCACTTCTAGAGGCTGGTTTTACACGGATAGGAATAAACAATAACTACCTGTATGTAGACAATGACGATATGAAGGCTGACTCTATATTCCCATTCGATATAATACACGAAAGAACTATAAAATAGTTGGGTATAGCCCTTTTAAAGGGGCTATGCCCTATATTATATTATATATTATATTTATATTATATATGTTATTATAATATTATATATTATATATACTATTACATACAAATAAATTGTATGTAATAATATTATATTGAAAAACTTTTTATATATTAGCACCATAAAACAAAAGATATGACTGCAATACAAGAAATAAACTTCTATAATAATTTTGACTTACTTAGTCAAACCCTAAAAGACCACGACCACCAGGTCGTGAGAGCATTGAATGAGATAGCCATTTACGTGGCAGGCTTGCATATTGAAAACAGAGATAATCTAACATTCATAAATAGCCTCAAACAGGAGTGCTGCGAAAAGGATAATATGATAGATGTATTGTCTTTTATGAGTGACCCTAATGAGTTTTTGGTAAAAGAATAATTTTTTATATATTTGCACTATGACTACGCTAGTAAATAAGTTGGTTGCTATTCAGGGGAGACTGAAAGCACCAAAGAACCAAAGGAATAACTTTGGTAAGTACAACTATCGAAGCTGTGAAGACATCCTAGAGGCTGTCAAACCGCTTCTGTCAGAGCAAGGACTTGCCCTGACGATTACAGACGAGATACTAAGTTCAGGAGGTTGGGGAGACCAATCTGGCATTACATATGTAAATGCAACTGCTTCTGTGACTGACGGTAAAGACACCGTATCTGTATCTGCACAAGCAGGAGTTGACCCAAACAGAAAGGGAATGGATATTGCCCAGTCGTTTGGTTCGTCCTCTTCATACGCTCGCAAGTATGCGCTCAATGGTTTATTCTTAATTGATGACACTAAAGACGCTGATGCGACTAATACACACGGCAAAGGTGCGCCTGCTAAGAAAGCAAAGCCAATCCTAAAGCCAGGAACTGCTGAATACGATAAGGTTAAAGCCTATATGGATAACGGAGGCAGTATAGATAAGGTTCAGATCAAGTACACAATATCTGACGCAGCAATGATTAAATTAACAAGTAAATAAATAGATATGGCAGCATTAACTGAAATCTCAATCGATGTAAAGAAAATCGATAAAAGTAAATTATACAAAGGTCAATACCTTAATTTAGTAGTTGCAACTCGTGATGAGTTGTCTCAATACGGGCAAAATGCCTCTGTATTCTACGCTCAATCAAAAGAGGAGCGTGATGCTAAAACTAAAAAAGCCTATATCGGTAACGGCAAAGTTGTTTGGACCGATGGTATTATTAAATCAGCAAAGGAGTTAGCCCCTGCTGAAACCGAAACCCTTGACTCTAGTTTAGAGTTCTAGTGTTGTCTCTTTTGTTTGTCCGAAAGGGTGGTGTAATAGCCACCCTTTTTTAACCATTAATACCAAGAGATGACACCACAACAGAGATTCGAACAACTTAGAAAATTAGCATACATAGACCCATATAAAGAGGTCGAGTATCCACCTATAGCAATTAGCTATGGTGAATATAGAACCAAGGATAAAACATACCACACGCCAATAGGCACTTACGGCAACTTTAGTTTCGTACAAGCACCTCCAAAGAGTAAAAAGACATTCTTCATATCTATGCTTGCAGGAGCATATTTAACAGACACCACTAAGTACACAGGCAACATAAGAGGACACAGAGACGGTAAAAGATTGGTACACTTTGACACTGAACAAGGTGCGCCACACGCTCAGAGAGTGTTTAAGAGAGTTCTTGATATGTCAGGATACAATGGCCTAGAGTACGATACTTACGGTCTTAGAACCTTCTCAACTAAAAATAGGCTTGAGTTTATAGACTTGTATTTAGACTTATGCGGAGAAGATGTTGGTGTAATGATTATAGACGGTATTGCTGATTTAGTGATAGACGTAAACGACATAAGAGAGTCCAACGAAATCGTACAAAGGATAATGAGGTGGACTGAGAAGCATAACGTACATATTATAGTAGTTATTCACAGCAACTTCAATAGTGACAAGCCAACAGGACATTTAGGTTCATTCCTGGAAAAAAAGACAGAAACACAGATTCAATTAAAGGTAAGGGAAGACGATGACAATATCGTTGACGTAAAATGTAAACGAAGCAGGTCCTACCCCTTTGAGGACTTTAGCTTTGAAGTAGATAGAGAGGGGATACCTAAAATAATCGATAAGATAGATAATGTACTCAGAATTGATTCTCCATTTTAACCTAAAACCAACACCGCACCAATCATTTAGAATGAGCAGGAGTGGAGTTGCTTTTACACCTAAAAAGATACTAGACTTTAAGAAAGACGTAGCTTGGGAACTTTCAGGTCAACTACCAAAAGACTTTGAGATAATAAGAGCAGGTACACCCATTATAGTGGAGTATCTGCATTATTGTTTCCAGTTTCCTAAGTCCACAGCTCTTAAACGCAGACAGGAAGGTCTTATAAAGACTACTAAGCCTGACTTACTAGATAACCTGAACAAAGCATTTATAGATGCTTTGGAGGGTATTGTGTTTGAGCAGGACCAAAATATCGTAGAGGTAAAAGACTTAAGAAAATTCTACGGTAAAGACAATTATATTAAAATTAAATTACTATATTAGCAATATGTTTGGAGTATCATTTTTTCCCATATACGGGATAGCGATTGGGTTAAATGTAAAAGACTCAAACTTGGATGGTGAGGAAGGAGACTATGTTATGTTTCAGTTCCTCTTTTTTGTTTTTGGAATAAGCCTTATTTATGTTAGAGATACTGACGACTAAACACAAGGAATGGATTTCTATGGCTCATTCACTATGTGGGGATATAATCCTTGCTAATGATCTAGTTCAAGATATGTACCTTAGACTACACAAATATGTTGATAACCCTGAAAAAATAATAAAGAATGGTGAGGTTAATCCTTTTTTTGTATACATCACTTTACGCAACTTATTTTATGACCATCTTAAGTTTCAAAAGAGGCAAATCGGTAAAGACTATGCAGATGCTGAGAGTATCGGGGTGTTATCACCTTCTTCGCAATGCACAGAAAAAAAGCAGAAAGATGACTTTATGGAGGAGGCATATCTTAAGATACTTAACTCCATTGATGAAGAGGTTTCCACTTGGCATTGGTATGACCAAAAATTATTCAAGCTATACTATTATACTAATCAGTCTCTTAGGAATATTGCTGAGGATACAAAGATTTCACTTACGAGCATATATAACTCTTGCAAGAACTATAAGGAGATACTTAAAGAAAAGTTCGGAGAGGACATAGAAGATTTTTTTAACCAAGACTACGAAAGGATATGAAACGAAGAAAGACAAAAGCAGAAATAAATAAGGGGTTAAAATTTATCCCTACGACAGAGTTCCAAAGTACATACTATTACAGCAGGACCAATAGGAAATCATCTTACGTTGACAAGTCTTTAATTAATAGGAAATGAGTATACCAGAAGCACCAAAAGATAAACGAACCAAAGCGTACAAAGAGTGGAAGGCTAAATATAACTCTGCTCCAAAAGGCTTAGGCGATACCGTAGAAAAGATTACTACAGCAACAGGAATAAAAAAGATTGTTAAATTTATAGCTGGAGAAGATTGCGGGTGTGATGAGCGTAAGGAAGTTCTCAATAAGAAGTTTAGGTATAAGAGGCCTGAGTGCTTTACTGAAGACGAATATAACTTCGTTGGAAATATAGTAGATAGTGGTATTAACACACTGTCTATAGATCAGAATAGAAGAATGGTCCAGATATATAATAGAGTTTTTAACGACAACAGAAAGCCATCAGGCTGTTCATCTTGTTTTTTAAATAGCGTATTTAAACCACTAAAAACATTGTATGCAACCTATAAATAAAGAGGACGATTTATTCGACTTTCTTAAACGCAGTACGTATCCTGATCTTGTAAAGGCTAGAAAGCAAATGAGTAGGTGGGATTGCTATTCACCATTAACAAGACACCGAGTAGAACTAAAATGTAGAAAGACACACTATGAGACGTTACTTATCGAAAGAAAAAAATATCAAGCCCTTATGGACACCTGCGAGGCTCATCTTGATATTCCTATTTATATTTGTAGTACTCCTATGGGCGTATTCGCATATAATCTATTATGCATTTCGCCTGAGTGGGAAGTCAACAGAAGAAATCCAGCTACTACTCAGTTCGCTAATGGGGCTAGAGTAGAAAAGGAAGTAGCATATTTACACACAGATTTAGCACTTAAGTTATGAGTAAGGATGAGCCATTTTACGGAGGCGGATACACAAGTTCCTATAGCGAATATGTAAACCCTCCGAAAGAAAACAGAAAACAGATACCTGTTTATTCAGGTGTGATAAAATACTTCCCTGACGCAATCAAAGAGGTTGCTAGGTGCAGTTATGCAGGTAATGAGCAACATAACCCTGGTACACCATTGCATTGGGATAGAAGCAAATCTGGAGATGAGTTAGACGCTTTAATGCGTCACCTCATCGATGCAGGTACAATAGACACAGATGGTGTACGCCATTCAGCTAAAGTAGCTTGGAGGGCATTAGCTAACTTACAAAAGGAAATAGAAAACGCAAGAGTAAAATGAAAATAAAAGCAGGAAGATATAAGTGTCAAAGTCATTGGGGATTTGGAATATACTTCACATCTTTCAATGAGCAGTATAATTCGATTGTAATTGACTTTATTGTTTTTTATGTAGAATTAGTAATAAGAGATTATAAAAATGCCTGAAAGCAAGTTATAAATATGGGGATGTTTATTGCAACCTTGTTAGTAGGGCATAAAGTATAAGATATGAATAAGAAAAGACTGAGTCAAGCTCAACAGATAAAGCAACTAGAAAAGAACGTTGCGCAGCTCCAAGAGATGTGTATGTACCTACATCAAATAATCACTAAAGAAGAAAAAGATGGAGACGATAAAACTACTTGACGGGACTGATTGGGCTGTAGACGACCTAGTCGAAAAGATGTACGATAACGAGTTCTATTATGGCTACCTTAATAAGGCTTGCCTGTCCTCTTCATCGTGTAAGAAGCTGCTAGAGGGTATAGACAGTTACTTAGGTAGCACCGAACCCTTAGACAGTAATATGAAGCCACTCAGAGAGGGTAGGCTAATTCACGTTTCACTATTAGAAAAAGACAAGATAAATGATTACTACCATTTTGTTGATGTGGCTACTAGGCGTAATAAAGGCTACAAAGAAGCTGTTAAAGACCCTTCGTTGGAAGGTAAAGAGATTATGTTATCTAAGGAGAAAGTATGGGCGGAAGGCATTGTTGATGCTGTTCTGGACAACCCAACAGCAAATGACTTATTTACAGGAGGAGAATATGAAACACCAGGAGTCGGATACGTTCAAGGAATCCCCTTCAGAGCCAAGGCAGACTGTTTAAGGGATGATCGGATTGTGGACCTAAAGACCACATCCGACATCGATTCTTGGCAATATAATATGGACTTATATAATTATGATGCACAAGCATACATTTATATGACGATATTTAAGAAAAAAAGCTTTACCTTTGTTATTGTAGACAAACGAACACTAAAGGTTAAAACTTATGATGCAACCCCCGATGATATACAGCAAGGTTACGAGAAGGTTAGCGAGGCAATTGGGAACTATATTGAGGGAGTGGGATTTTAGGACTCCTGTAGTAGAAGAGTTCTTTATCCTTACTTGCAACGATATAATAGCTGGAATACCTCTCTATGAGATATATAACAGTCTGGATCTGTTTGAACAACTAGAAGGGTATGAAGAATGCGAGGGAATACTTTTAGCTTGCGAGTTAGCTACAACACTAACAGTTCAAATATATTTAAACGAAGACAACATATGAATAACGAGATAGCACAAGAAGTGCAAAGAATAAATCAGATAGTATCGACAGTAACAGGTAGAGATATAATGAGTCCTGTAAGAGACCATAAGAACGTTATGGCTCGTTCTATATTCTGTAAGATAGTTTATGACTACCTAAAGAAGAACGGAATGAGTAGAGGTGCTAAGTCCTACATAGGTGTTGTTCTTAAAAAGAACCACGCCACTGTACTTTATTCGCTTAGAAACTTTAAAGCAGATATACTTAAATCTCCACTAAATAAAAAGATGTACGATAAGTGCGTTGAGGTGTTCAATAGTTTAGGCGATGTGTACACATCTATGGATGAAAGAGACCTTACCATTGATAATCTGAAAAACAAAATAACAGAACTTCAGTTAAAATTAAAGGAAGCCAAGCCCTATCGTAAAGAGATTGAGCTACTTGTAGATTTGGTAAACCAAATACCAACAGATAAAATAGAGACTGCTGAGTTCAGAATAATAACAATGCTAAAAGGATTTAAGATTGGGCCAAAAAACCAGGGAGCGCAGATTATTGGCTCTTACGAAACTGTTACCTCCTTCTAGAAATCTAGAAGCGCAGAGTTACTGCCTAAATAATGGCTACAAAATATATCCTATTCCAGAAGGAACGGAATATAGATTGGAGATAGATTACAAAGGGCAGAAGAAATTAGGAGAGAAGCTGTATAGCAAAAGCGAATGGTACAATGCTATATGGGAATTATACGATAAGATATATGAAAAAAATAAAGATTAACCACTTAGACCTTTTCTCAGGAATAGGTGGATTCCATCTAGGATTCGAACGTGCAGGATTCGAGATTAACTCATACTTTAGTGAGATAGATAAGTACGCAATACAAGTATATAAAGATAAATTTAAAGATAGTAATTATGTCGGATCAGTTACGGATGTTCGTGGAGGAGAGCTCCCCGACATCGACCTCATCACTTTCGGAAGTCCTTGTCAAGACTTCAGCCTTGCTGGAAAACGTAAAGGACTTGGGGGCGAACGAAGTAGCCTTATCAGTGAAGCAATTAGACTCATCAGAGAAAAGAGACCTCGTGTTTTTGTCTGGGAAAATGTTAAAGGAACATTCTCCTCAAACAATCGCCAAGACTTTGCAGCAATCTTGCAAGCGTTTACCAACATTGGGGGTTATAGACTCGAATGGCAACTGCTTAATACAAAGTGGTTTCTACCCCAAAATAGAGAGAGAATCTACCTTGTCGGATATCTTGGAGACGGAAGTGGAGGACAAATATTTCCTATCGGAGAAAGCAATAAAAGGAATGTTACTGAGAAAGAATCTTCCGCCTGTATCACAACAAGTTATCACAAAGGAGTAAATTTTGATAATCAATTAATAAAGGTAAAATCAGCAACCTTAAAAGGTTATGAAGTGGATGAAGAAGGCGATAGCATAAACTATTCTGTACCTACATCTAAAACTAGAAGAGGTAGAGTCGGTAAGGGTGTAGCTCAGACTTTAGATACAGCCTGTAATCAAGCGGTTATGGAGTCAACTAAAATAAGAAGACTAACACCAATCGAATGTGAGCGTTTACAAGGATTTCCAGACGATTGGACTAAAGAGGGTGCTGAAGGTGTAATAAGTGACACACAGCGTTACAAGATGTGTGGAAACGCAGTAACAGTAGATGTTGTTGCAGCTGTAGCTGAAAGAATAAAAAAGGTAGTGTATGCCTAGGCAAAAGGGTGAACGTAAATATATGAAGAAGACCGATGGTCGGAAGGGTAATGGTGCAAAGCGTGGCGATGCACTTGTCCGGAAGACTATGGCCACTCCCGCTAATCTAAACAAGGCTAAGAAGAACAGGTCAAAACTGCTTGCCACCAATGCGATAGAGGAGGTTTATGGGTCTGAGGCTAACTTCTGGAAGATGGTTGCGGAGAAGGCAGAGAACTCGCAATATGACCGCAAGATGGTTATTGAGTATATATACGGTAAAGCAATGGATAATCCTGATGCACTTAGCCAAGCTAAGAACATAGACTTCTCTATTGTAAATATATTCCCAGGCTCTGAACCACCAAAGGAAATAGAAGACGTAATTGACATAACACCTGAAGAAGATGAAGACAATAAATAGCCTAAGCGGTGGTAAAACATCAAGCTATATAGCAGCCAATTATCCTGCTGACTATGATGTATTTTCGTTAGTTAGAACAAGTGATAAAGGTTGTATGTACCCTGATAAGAAACTAAGACAAGAAGTAGAGGATAGAATACAAGCACCATTTGTAGGTACATTGGAGGATGATATAATTATACATACTATGCTTGATTTAGAACAATATATAGGAAGGAAAATTACTTGGGTAACAGGTAAGCTATTTGATGATATCATAATGAAAAAGAATGGTAAGACTTTTCTTCCGTCTTATATGCGTAGATTCTGCACCACAGAGATGAAGGTTACACCTATTGCTGAATGGACATATAATAATTTAGATTCATCTCCTATTATGAGGTTTGGGTTTAGAGCTAATGAACAGAACCGTGCTAAAAGAATGATTGCTAGAAAAAATAATAGAGGCTTTATAGAAGCCGATATTATTGTCGGTAAGAGCAAGAGTGGAAAAACAAATAGATGGAAAAAAATAGATTATTGTATGCCTGAATTTCCCCTTATAACGGATAACGTATATAAGGATGGTATTGAGAAGTATTGGGAAGATAAGCTCGTTAGGTTTGCTTGGATGAATAATTGTGTTGGATGTTTTCATAAAGAGAATTTACTCTTATCTAAAATGTGGCAGAAACACCCAAATAAACTAAATTGGTTTGCTCAAAAAGAAAGGGAAAGCATTAATGGTGCTACCTGGAAAGAGAAGATTACTTATGATGAAATAGCTAAATGGAGTAGCCAAATAGAATTATTTGATGATGACTTTAATGAATGTGATAGCGGATATTGTGGATTATGAAAGTGCCTAATTTAAATCCTAAGTACAAAGCATTTGGTAACGAGTCACGTTACTTCATTACAACAGGAGGGCGAGGTTCTGGTAAGTCTTTTGCAGTCAATGTGTTCTTACTGCTACTAACATACGAGAAGGGGCATAAGATACTGTTTACACGATATACTATGACCTCTGCATCATCGTCTATTATTCCTGAGTTCTTAGAGAAGTTAGAACTTATGGGTGTTGTCGAGGACTTTCGCATAACGAAAGACGAGATAACAAATATCAAGACAGGATCTTCTATATTATTTAAGGGAATTAGAACTGCATCAGGGAATCAAACAGCATCACTGAAATCGTTAAACGCAATAACCACCTTTGTCCTAGATGAAGCAGAAGAGCTTACGGATGAAGATACCTTCGATAAGATTGACCAGTCTGTTAGGGTGAAGACTAAACCTAATAGGGTCATTTTAATACTTAACCCAACCACTAAAGAGCATTGGATATGGGGACGCTTCTATGCGAATAGAGATATCCCTGAAGGATTCAATGGAATGCAAAATGGAATTACCTATATACACACTACTTACCTTGACAATACTGATAACCTATCACAGTCGTTTCTGAATCAGATAGCAGAGATTAGAAGACGTAGACCTGAGAAGTACACACACCAGATACTTGGTGGGTGGATGGAAAAGCAAGAAGGTGTTATCTTTACCAATTGGAGAGTAGGTCAGTTCAACGATAACTATGATACTATATTCGGACAGGATTTTGGTTTCTCCGTTGACCCCACTACACTGGTTAAGTTATCTATCGACAAAGGCAATAAGCGCATATTCCTTAAAGTAATGTATGCTAAGACAGGTATGTCGACTACACAAATAGCAGACTATAATATAAGGTATGCAGGTCCGCACCTAGTGGTGTCGGACTCTGCAGAACCGCGTCTTATTAAAGAGATAAAACTTAAGGGGTGTAATATAACCCCGACCATTAAACGCAGTGGGTCTATCCTATCGGGTATTGCACTACTGCAAGACTATGACCTTATTGTTGATCCAGACTCTATGGAACTGATTAAGGAGCTGAATAACTATGTATGGGCCACTAAAGGCCAGACAAAGCCTGTAGACAAATGGAATCACTGCATCGATGCAATCAGGTATGCTGCTCAATATGTTTTAGTAAATCGCACAAAAGGTGCTTATACTATTAGGTAGTATAAAATATTTTTGTATATTTGTTTTGTCAAAATATGTGGGTTACATATTTGCTCATAAGGTAACATCCTCGATTTTGTTAGGTCTCCGTGTGCTTTAGAGACCTTTCAGAGTCGGGGATTTATCATTAAACGCAGTAGGGTAGCTCTTAAACGCAGTAGGGTTTGTGACAAACTTGACAAACTTGACAAACTTGACATCCGACACAAACGACGCATCCGACACAAACGACACTTAACGATTTCTTAACGTTAACTTAACATTGGATATTCCAGGGCTTTATATATTTGCCCTATGAAGAAACCAACACTACAAAGCGTATTGAAAGCCCAGGGCTTTAATCCGCAAGATGCTAAGACAGTAGCTCAGCTCGCTAAAGAAGCATCAGAAGTAAAGGTAAATAAAAACGGAGTAACACTTAAAATCACTATATAATTATGACTTGGATTTTGACAGCACCTAAAACAAGAGTGCAACAATTCACAGAGGCCACTAAGAGTGGTAAGATCTTTAGTGTAACCTTTGAAAAGAAGGATGGCACTATTAGGACGATGGTAGCCCGTAGGGGTGTAAAGAAAGGAGTAAAGGGCGTAGGAATGTCTTTTAATCCAGATACTAAAAACCTTTTCGTTGTATACGATATGCAAAAGAAGGGGTTCAGGATGGTTAATCTCAATACCTTAATTGAGGCAAAAGTAAATGGTAAAACTATTAAATTTATATAATTATGTTTAAATACGCAAATAAAGAGCAGTTAACAGCAAAGCAAACAGCTAAGTACACAGGATATTCTCTAGGTACTATATATAACTACACCTCCAATGGTGAAATCCCTTACAGCAATCCCACAGGCGGAAAGCTGCTATTCAACAAAGCCGAGATAGATAAATGGCTAGAAGATAAAAGAGGGGAAAGCGAAGAGATCGAAAATCAAGTCACCGAGCTTGAGAACAATCTCCTGGATTCTAAGACCTTAAGCAGTCAAACAAATATTATAGACGTGCTTAATGATATGCAAGAAGAAGAGGTTCGACACGATAATTTCTATATCGGAATGATAGATACTATCTATGGATCTGATGGTGAGCTGCATATCTGCCAAGGTCAAAAAACTGTTACGTTTGACGCTACCGACTTATTCCATTGGCTAGATTCAATTGTATCTACTACAATTAAACAGCGTAAGGATAGTGACGAATTAATATTAAATAACTTAAGGGATGCACTACAGGAAAATAAGTAAGCTACAGGAAGATTATGGCGTTGCTGGTATGCAACGCCTAATCAATGATGGTTCAGTCTGGCATATGGAAGGTTCATATGGAAGAGAGGCAATGCGACTATTAGAGTCTGGACAGTGTATGCTACCCAAGAAGCAATATAAGGACTTCTACGGCAATGTAATCCCTTCAAGGGATGATATTAAGCCTGGTACTACAGGAAGCTATCAGAACGCTTGTAAGTATTGGGATTCGATTCACGATTATGATGCAATGTATGTCTGAGATAGTTAGTAACTGTTGTGATGCTCCACCGATTTGGAACACCGACCTTTGTTCGAAGTGCAAAGAACACGCAGACTTCATAGACATAGACGATATCAGCGCACTGTTCGATTCTTAAACGCAGTAGGTTTCCCTATCGTTAAACGCAGTAGGGTTATCGTTAAACGCAGTAGGTTTTTTTGTACCCCCCTTGTTAACAATTTCTTAACATTGGGGGTGCATTTCTTAACATTAGCTTAACATTTAGCCGCACGGCGTGCCGTATGTTTGTAGGGTAATTCTAAAATAAAAAAAATATGGAAATTCAATTCTACATTCACCCACGAAGCAACCGCAAGCGCTTAAGGTCTAAGCCTTCGATATATGCTTGTAAAGATTATGTTTATTTGTATACTGGTAAAATTTTAGGTTTTGCCGCTGGTTTAAATATATATAAAAACGTCCAGTAATTATGAATAATTTTGAAACTAATGTTTGGGACGCCGTTTCAACTAGCGTCCCCAATATGCCGAAAAAATTACTTTCGCCAGGATCAACGAATGCTAAAACGGCAAAAAACGAAATAAAGACTTTCATCCTTTACTTAATGCCATACAACCAGAACAGTGAAGGTAAAAACCTTTGCCCGCACGCCTCCAAAGGTTGTGCGGCTGCTTGTTTGGTCAGTGCGGGGCGCGGTTCGTTTTCAAATGTAATAAAGGCCCGTGTCAATAAAACTGAGCTGTTTATTAAAAATAAGCTAGCCTTTCTTAATAAGTTAGCGGACGAAATTACGCAAGAGACGGCGAAGGCTAGACGTAACGGCTATAAAGTAGCTTTCAGGTTAAACGGCACCTCGGATATTGACTTCGTTTATATGCTCAAAAAATATGGTTTCTTAGATATTGAGACGCTACAGCCGCACGCCGTATTTTACGATTATAGCAAGAATATACAAAAATGTTTGCGATATAAAAGCCACCCAAATTACACGGTAACTTTTTCCAGGGCTGAGGATAACGCCGTAAAAACTGAATTGGCTATCCGTCACGGAATTAATGTAGCTGCAGTGTTTAACGAGTTACCAAAAAGGTGGTGGTCCACTGAGGTTGTGGACGGCGATAAATCAGACTTGCAGATGCTAAAATATAACGGTGTAATTCTAGGGCTGAAAGCCAAAGGCGCAGCCCGCAAAGATGCAACAGGCTTCACTATTAAAAATATATAAGCTATGTATATACACCCTTTAAATTATTTGGACACTAGAACAAAAGTAGTCGAACAAATGTACGGGCACTTAAAATATAGGCATTTGACCTTTGAACAGAAATTAGAAGTCGTGGGTAAAACTTACGACATACAGCGGGAATATATGATTGAGCAAAAGAAAAAGTTAACATTAAGTTAACATTAAATACCTTATATTTGTACTAACAAAAGAAACAATTATGGACACACAAAATACAATTGCTTACATTTTAACCGCACTAACTTTTATTTTTATTATTGGTGCTTCAATACAAATAATATCAACGCTATGAAAAATATACTAATCTTAATTGGATGCGCTCTTATGTGGTCGTTTATTCTTTGCCTTTCAACCTGGATGCACTATGGGTAATTTAACACGAGAACAAAAGATAATACACGCCGCCCTGGTTGATAAATTAAAGCGGGGCGGGCTTAAGATCCAGGATCAAATAACAATTTGCGACGTAATAAAACAAATTGAAATTGGTACTAATTTACTAGTTATTCCAGACTAGCAAAAAATATAACTACTTTAAAATGTGGGGGGCGTATAGTTTTGGGCTATGCGCCCTCTTCTTTTCCATCAATTTACCCTATTGTAGTCCCACCCCTACACCCCTGTAGGAAATATCTTACGCAAAAAAGTCGATAAATAAGTTCGGAAAAATTTGGATATATCGAAATAAAGCCGTATTAACGTAAAATGCAAGTGGGCCTGGGTAAGTACCCACGTTTAATCAAATCAACCGAAATTGAAATGGATATGCAAGTCTCTGTAGAAGATTGGATGTTTAGGGGAATCTGCGG